GTACGTGTTGGAGGGTGACATTACCAAAACGCAGACAAGAGTCCGCAGGTTAAGAAATACAAGTGTCGTTTAAACCTACTTTTAAAGATATGGAATTACCAGTGTACAAAATTGTGGTCAATGATGATGACGAAACAGGGGTGGACTTTGTTTCTCTCGTTGACCGACCAGCCATACAAAAAGACTTCATGCTGTTCAATGAGCAATTCGTTGATCCGACAGCAAACGAAACCGAAGATGAATTTATCAGCCGTTGCATCCCGGTAATGATTGGCGAAGGCATGGAACAGGAACAAGCCGCAGCCGTGTGTTACAGCAAATGGGAAAGCAGACAGAAATTTGAAAGCTACTCGGACTATCCCGAAGCGGCCAAAGAAAATGCAAAGGTTGCTTTGCGCTGGGCAGAAGAAAACGGATGGGGTGACTGCGGAACTGCGGTGGGTAAAATCAGGGCTAATCAGTTAGCTAACGGTGAAGCCATTACTCGTGACACCATTGCAAGGATGGCAGGGTTTGAAAGGCACAGGCAAAACAGCGACAAGGAATTAGGTGACGGATGTGGCCGCCTGATGTGGTTGGCTTGGGGTGGTGACGAAGGCATCGAATGGGCAAGTCGCAAATTGCAACAAATAGACATGAGACAGGCATACTCTGTGCAGTCGGAAGAAAAGCGGATTGTGACAGGCCCGGCAATGTTAGCCGATTTACCCATTTACCGCTACGATGACATACGTGGTGAATACTACGTGACATTTGATGCCGACACGATTTGGAAGATAGCAAAGAAGTTTGTCCGCAATGATGCCTACAAAGCAGTCAATACCGACCATGCCAATCCGGTTAAAGAGGGTGTTCACATGATTGAGAGCTACTTCATTGACCGCAAACGTGGTGTGATGCCACCTACCGGGTACGAAGATGCAAAGGATGGCAGCTGGTTCCTGACCTATTTAATAGACAATGAGGAAATTTGGGCAAAAGTTAAGGATGGCGAATGGAAAGGATTTTCAGTTGAGGGTCTTTTCGACATGGAAGAACAAGACGAAGTGCTGGAAATGATGCGTGAAATTACCGCCATGCTGAAAAATTTTGCATAGGCAAAAACATAACTACCTTTTAAGATATATGGAATTTAAATCAGAATTAGCCGAAATGAAGTTATCTCTTGCCGCATTCATGGCAGAGGTAAAGCAGCGTTTCAGCGAAGAACCTGTGCCTGCTGCGTTTGGTGAGTTGACTTTGGTTGACGGAACTATCGTGGTTTTTGAAGGTGAGGAACTTGCCGCTGGAATGCTATTGAACGTTAAAGGCGAAGAAGGTATTGTTCCTGCTCCCGATGGAGTGCATGAAACTACCACTGGTCTTTTGGTTACAACCAAAGATGGTGTGGTTGAAATGATTGAAACCAAAGAAGCCGAAGCAGAAGTTGCAGAGGTTGAGGTTGAAAATCAGTTTGCATCATTGGAGCAGTTCGATGCTTTGAGAGCCGCTAACGAAGAACTGGCAGCGAAAATCGCTACCCTTGAAACTGCACTTGTAAACATCCTTGGTAAAGTTGAAGAAACTTTCAGCGTGTTTGAAAAGTTCGCAGCCACCACACCTGAACCCACAAAAAAACCATTTGGGTCAGTAAAGAAAAACGAAGAAACTTTTAATGGTTTTGTTTCAGCAATCAAAAAACTCAATAACAAATAAATAAAATGGCATTTGACGTAACAGGTCTATCGAATTACACCAAGGAAGAATCATTGCAGCTCCTGACCAAAGCTATGTTCACCGCTAAAACTGCATCTTTGTTGCAGTCTGCTGGTCAAGTTCTTCCTAACATTAAATCCGCTGAAATACTGCCTCTGCTGTACAGCGATGTTTACTTCCAAAGCGACAGCTGCTCTTATCAGTCAAGTGGCAACACTACTCTGTCAAAGCGCACCCTGACCGTTGGAAAAGTAAAAGTTCAAGAGACTCTTTGCCCCAAAGACCTCGAAACAAAATACACACAGAAAGCTCTTGCCGCTGGTGAAGCTATCGACATGGGTGTATTCACCGAGCAAATTGGAAACGAAAAAGCTGCCAAAATTGCCGAAGCTATCGAAACTGCTATTTGGCAGGGTGATACTACTGGCGGAACTGGAAACAATGCTTACTGGGATGGTTTCTTGACTATCCTTGACGACCTCGGTTTCGGCGGTGCAGGTGACCCTATTCGCGGTAACGTGGGTGGTGCTTACAGCTCAATAACTGCTTCTAACATTGATGACATCATCACTACCATTTACAGCGTTATCCCTGCTGAACTGCTTGGAAAACCTGACCTGATGATTGCTATGGGTACAGATACCTTCCGCCTGTATCGTCAGTGGCTGGTAACTGCTAATCTGTTCCACTACCCTGCAAACGAAATCGCAGAGATGGAAATCGTTGACCCTATCACTGGCATCAAGATTTACGGTCTGCATGGCATGAACGGAACGAACAAAATCGTTGCTGGTCTGTGGTCTAACTTCTTCTTGGGTACAGACCTTTTCGATGAGCAAAGTGAGTATTCCTTCATTTTCAATCCATTTGAGCGGAGAGTTCAATTCCACGCGGCCTTCAAATACGGGGTACAGCTGGCGTACTGCGACCAAATCGTGTATTTTAAACTCTAATATATCAATAAGTTAGAGAAAGTTTAACCCGGGGGGTGGGGAAAAACCCTACCCCCCTTTAATTTAAAAAAAATAATATGGCATGTCAATTAACTTCGGGTTTTACCCTTGACTGTAAGACGGCTGCTGCCGGAATCAAAAATATTTGGCTCGTGGAATTCGATGCTAAATCTACTCTCACCAAATCATCAGGCGAAGTTTCTGCCCACACTTTGAGTGGTGGCAAAAGCTACTTCAAATATGAGCTTGAAAAGGAAACTGGCTCCATGACTTGGCGCACCATTCCTTCAACTGAAAACGGAACCGTGTTTTACGAAGCTGACCTTGTTGCACGTTTGCACAAAGTTACCACCGCACAGCGCAACGAGATTAAACTTCTCGCACAGAACAGAATGTTAGCCATTGCCCTTGATGCAAGTGGTGACTATTGGCTGTTAGGTGCTGACTATGGCGTTCAATTGCAGCAGAGTGAAACCAACTTCGGACAGGCATTTGGTGACTTCAAAGGTCATGTATTAAATTTTCTCCACAAAGAGACAGATTTACCTTTGAAAGTTCAGGCCGCTGTTGTAACTTCGCTGGGTCTTTGATTTTTTCATAGTGTTTTCATGCAGAAAGGGTCGCCATTTGGCGGCCTTTTTTGTTTGCTGAAAAAAAAATTAAAAATATTTTTACAAAACACTTGCAAGTATAATTTTTTATATTACATTTGCTACATGAAACAAACGCAAAACATGAAAAACGAAACACAAACAACCGAGCAAAACAACACCTACATGGTTTTATACTCTGATGGTGTTAGAGTTTTAGATTACATTTATGCTTCAAATTTGAATGAAGCCAAAAAGATTGCAGCAGAAAATGCAAAAACAAAAAACTACGGAACTGCATATTACAAGGTTGCAAGATGTTACAATGGCGGTGTCAGGGGTTCTTCAAATCAAACCAACTGGCACTAATCAAAAAGTAAAAGAAAGAGAAGGCGGGGAAACCCGCCTTTTTTGTTTAACATGAAACCGACCTACTTATATAGGTAGGATGCTGTACATAACCAAAGCAGGAACACCCGAATTGATAATCACAGGCAGAGAAAAGGTGACCGTTTCTCCCGTGTATTATCTGTTGGTGTTTGAGTCCGAAATGTCCCAGGAACAAAAGGCATTTATTGTAACCGATACAAGCACAGCACCCAACAGATACCAGCTATTTTCATTTGTAGAGGGCAGCAGCACCGCAAAAACATTGGCCGTTGGTACACATTACTGGGCTTTATACGCACAAACTTCCCCCACGAATACCAATCCATTACTTGCATCGCAGGAAGTTGATAGGGGATTGGCCTATGTTACCGCATCGCATACCGCATTTAACGACCATGAGGTCAATACAACCATTAAACAACACCACATCGGATGAGTTTCGATTTACTACGCATAAATTTCACTGAGTCAAAGTTGCCCAAATTCAAGGAAAACAAGAATAAAGGCATCGTGACCTATGGGGAAAAGAACGATTTCCCCGATACATTACTTGAATTTTACAACCGCAGCCCAAAACACGGGGCGATTGTAAGGCAAAAAGCCCGTTTTGTAGCAGGTGAAGAAACACTTGTGGATGGCAACCCTAGCGCAGTTAAGGTAATTGATTACGTGAACCCTTACGAGGGCATTCAGGAGTTCAAAAATAAGTTAGCTCTCGATTATGAATTGTTCAACGGCTTTGCGTATGAGGTACATTACAACAAAGTGGGGCAGATTTCTGCACTTTACCACGTAGATTTCAGCAACGTGCGTACACTTGACCACGAAGTGTATATGTATGCCGAGGATTGGAAAAAGGCGAAGCATGAGGATATGAAGCACTATGCTCCGTTTAATCCAAACAAGGCGCAACCAATGGAAGTTCAGCTGTTCTACTTCCGTGAATACGCACCTGCCTTGGGTGTTTATCCGCTTCCACCTTATCAGCATTGCTTACAATACATTGAAATCGATGTTGAGATAGCCAATTTCCACAATAACAACATCCGCAACGGGTTTGCAAATGGAACGCTGGTTCAGTTGTTCAAAGGACAACCGACAGAGGAAATTGCCTTTAACTTTGAGCGCAAGTTCAAACAGAAAACAACCGGCACAGACAACGCAGGTGGTGTGCTTATTCAGTTCAATGAGATGAACGAAAAGTCTGCGGAGATTGCACACCTGCAACCTTCCGACATGGACAAGCAATTCCTGCAACTGAATGAAACGGTGCAGGATGAAATCTTTATCGGCCATAACTTTCCGAAAATTCTGCTCGGCTACGCAACCGAAGGCGCACTCGGTCAGCGTAATGAAATGATTGAGGCATACGAGTTGTTCCACAAATCATACGTCAACAAACGTCAAGTAAAACTTGACACTTGCCTTGAAAACACCCTTGAATACGTTTACCCCGGTATTGAATTAGATACAAAAGACAGCGACTTTCTCGGTGTTGATTACGTTGCATTGTATCAATTTGGCATTGTAAGCCGTGAGGAAGCACGTGAAGCACTCGGACTGCAAAACACAACTATACAGGCGCAAAAGTTTGACGGTCACACTTGCGAATTTCACAAATGGTCGGATAATGACTTGTCAGTTTTTGCCAAATTTGGGGCCGATGAAAGCGAATTTGAGGAAGTGAAACTTACATTTGAACTTACCACCAAAGAAAAGAGGGTGTTGGCTGTTGTAAATTCCGATGAAAAAGCCACATTGAAAGACATTTCTACCGCCACCAAAATAGGAGAAGAAGAAGTTATCAAGATTTTGAAGCAGTTGCAGGACAGCGGAAAGATAAATTGGACAAACAACGCTATCAAAATTACAGACATTGGCCGGGGTGAGATTGCTGATACCGAACTGCCTAAACTTGAACTGCGTTACAAATACGATTTAGATCCCGATGCGTTGCCATTGCAACCCGGTGGAAAAAGTCGTGAGTTTTGCCTTCGTATGGTGGACATGGGCAAACTTTACACCCGTGAAGAAATCGACCAGATGTCTGCAATTTTAGGTTATAGCGTATGGCTTCGCAGGGGTGGGTGGTACACCGTGCCTGAAAGCGAACCACCTTTGCATATTCCGCATTGTCGTCACGAATGGAAACAAAGAATAGTAAGGAGAAGAAACAATGGCTAATTTCGCATATTTCGTAAGTGAGCAGGATGTAAAGAAGAACACCCCTATCGATGAGAATGTCGATAGCAAGTTGCTTCAAACTGCCATGCGCACAGCACAGGATGTGTACATCCGTGATATTTTGGGCAGTACCCTATATGACAAGATTTGTGATGACATCAATGGTGCTGGGCTTGGTGGTAATTACCTGACATTGGTCAACAAATACGTTGCACCTTGTCTGTATCATTATGTGATTTTGGACTCAATGCTTCCATTGACCTACAAAATGATGAATAAGTCAGCGGCAAGTCGTGGAGCAGAAAATGCAAATGCGGTGGATGTTGACCAGCTTCGCATGATTGAGCAGCGTTACCAAAACAAGGCAGAATACTACGCAGAAAGATTGCGTTTGTACTTGGCAGAAAATGATACACTTTTCCCCGAATACCAAAACCCTGCAAGTGGCTTGGATGTGATTAACCCACAGAACCAATATTTATTTGGTGGTTTTTACTTGGGTGAAGATGATGACTATAAATTCCTGCGTGGATTTTTCTCATGAATAAAGTAAGAACGAAAAACGAAAACAAACTGAAACTCTATCTCAATGGTAACAATAAATCAACTGCTGGAAGCACTGGAAACAGCCGGGAACAATCACAAGCAGATAAAGTCCACCATCGTAAATATTGAGCCAAACATCAATACAAGCGGTGAGCAGCTTTATCCGTTAATGCGGATTTTTCCTGATGGCAGTCAGGTGACCGTTGACAAAGTGATTTATCGCTTTGCGGTTGCCATTGCTGACAGACATCGTGAGGATTTCACCGATGCGGTGGAGAGGATTTCAGATATGCACACGGTGATGTTGGACATTTACTCCATGCTGCGTTATGTGTACCGAAACAACATAGCAGGAACATGGGTAATAAATGACAGCATTACCCCTTTTTATGACGCCCAAACGGACATCGTTAGCGGAGTTGCAGCCGTTATCGAATACCATTGTCCAAATTTGAGAGATTACTGCGACACCCCCAATAACAATTTAACATTCCCAACAATAGAATAAAATGAGTACAGCAACAGAATTTATGAGCGGCTTCACTGGCTGCAAAGTCCTTTCAGGAACAGGCGCAAACACCGGCCGTTGGCAGGGTTTTGTAGTAAACGCAGATGCGGTTGTTTCCGCAGCCCTTGACAAAGCAGGTAGCAGTGTAATGACAACCCTCGGATTGACAGGTGTAACCCTGAAACAAGGCACGTTTATTTCGATTTCCGAAGGTGATTGGTTCAGCAGCATAACCCTGACAAGCGGAAGCATCGTAGCGTATAACGTATGATAAGGATTGGTGTTCGGTCATTTGTAGCAGGTGGGCCATATACGCCATCGGATGCCGATGCTTTGGCTTTTGTCAATGCTGCTGAAATAACTAATGAAACACAAAAATTAGCTATCAATAATTTGGTAACCGACTTGAAAGGTTATGGTATTTGGACAAAGATGAAAGCCATCTATCCTTTTTGTGGAGGAACGGCATCGAGCCACAAATGGAATTTGAAAGACGCACGGGACTTGGATGCTGCGTTTAGATTGGTATTTTCAGGTGGTTCTACGCATAGCTCAACCGGATGGCTTCCAAATGGAACAAATGGTTATGCTGATACTAAATTGAATGAAAATAATATTATGACATTAAATAATGAACATTTATCATTTTATTCAAGAACAAATAATAATACAAACAGTGCTGATATAAGTGCAGTTGGTTCTGGAACTGAAACAAATATTTATCCAAACTTTGGAGGCAATATATATGGTAGAGTTCAAGGAACATCAGGAATAGCAAATTCAAATAATGATACAAGAGGATTTTTTATGGCAAATAGAATAAATAACACACAAGTATTTGTTTATAAAAATTCTATTAAATATACTGTATCTTCAAATTCAGTTTCAAAATGTAATAATAATTTTACATTAGGTGCAGTAATAACAACACCTATTAGTAATTATTCAAACCGTCAATTAGCATTTGCTTCCATCGGTGACGGCCTAACCGACACCGAAGCATCAAACCTTTATACCGCAGTTCAAGCATACCAAACCACATTAAATCGCCAAGTGTAATGATTAAATTATCCGAAATAGCACCCGAAGATTATGCCCTTTATGTTGGGATGTTGACTGAAACTGACAAAGATTTACTCATCGGCCAATGGTATATGCCTGACAGCTACTTTAACCCCATTCAGGATGCGTGGGATGATTGGGTTATTTCGGTTGAAGAAATTGCCCAGTGCGTAAACCCTGATTTTATGTGGGTGCAGAATTTGCCGCTTATTCCCTACAATCCTAAACCATCACCGCCATTTCCATGAAACACGAAACTGAAACCATCGTAGGTAGTTGGCTGTTATGGTTGGCCGGGGCTGCTGCAAAACTGCTTCCACTTATTCAATTCCTGTCTTTCACCGCTGCCCTTGTTTTATCATGCATCGGCATCTATAAGTTTTTCAAGTATGGCAAAAAGTAAGGAGATAACCAAATGGCAACCGAAAAGCAAACGGAAACTGGGCAGACACACGAAGTCAGCGAACAAACACAAGTCAGCAAAACCATACAGAGGACAAGGCAGATGAAATTAAAAGGATATTTCAAACCTACCCCCAAGCGTTTCAGGGTTTTGGGTGACAGCATTGCCGCTGCATCTTTGTTCGTTGCCGGGCTTAACCTTGACCATCCCAAGTTGATGCTGATTTCAGGTGTATGCGGTGCGGTGGGTAAATTCGTGACCAATTTTTTCGCGGAGGATGAAACGAAGTGATTGGCTTTTTGTGCTTTGTGGTGTACTTGGCATTGTGCTTGTCTTTGGGCATTGCCCGACACAACAAAAACCACAAGCAGACACAGGACTAATTGACTCGCTGAAAGCCGAAATTGACAGCATCAAAAACGAATATGCTGTGCTGCTGATCAACCGCCCTGAAAAGGTTAAACGCATACGTGAAATTAGGACAAAATATGTCCACGATACGCTGACCATTACCGAACTTCAACAGGACACGATAAAACTTGCCGCCCTGATTGACGAAAACCGCCTATGCTGGGAGATTATATCCGATGATAGCGTGGTAATTTACAGCCAAGAGCAAGTGATAAAATTACAGGATAGTGCGATAACGCATTTAGAAGCCATTACAGCCACTCAAAAAGAACTTATGGTACAATGTGCCACAGATAACAATAAAATGCGTAGGAAACGAAATGCGTGGCGAAATATCGCAATCTTATCATCATTATTATTCATAGCCAAATGATAAAGCTACAAGAACTACTGAACAAAAACGGGGCAAACCTGAAAGCTGATGGGGTTATTGGCCCGAAATCTACCGAAGCATTGAGCAACTACATAGCCAATGAGCTGAAAAAACGCAAATGGCTTCCGCAATATCACGGCATTGTGTGGCTGCGAACCGATGACAAGCTGACAAACAAGTTCGAAGATTACTGCGTAGTCTACAAATACGGCCAAATTGTCTATGTTTGCCCGGCTTCCACCACCGCAGGTGACTTCTATGTATACAATCCTCTCACCGTTGGTGGGATAAATGGCACAGCAGTAGCCACTGAACAGCAGGTTGTCGGTTCACACCGCTTTGTAACGGGTGCAAAATGGTCTAATTTGTGGCTTGGTGCGCCTTATTTTCAGCAGATTTTGCCTATAACCATCTACCGGGATGGTACAAAAGACAGGCAACTTGACCAAAAGGTGACGCAATTCGGGTTGTTTGGCATCAACTTTCACCGTGCCGGGCTTGGTGACTGGGTTAATAAGTGGTCAGCAGGGTGTCAGGTTGTACCTGATAAGCACTGGTTCGAGATTGTGAAGCGATTTAACGCAGGGCAGACCATAGATTTTACACTATTTTGCACATTCGGATAAGCAAAATTCTGTAAAATTGCTCATTCCATTGAGCAAAATCACTCAATGCTTTGTGTAAAAACTATCTGTGGACATCCACCAAATTGATAAGATGCTCTATTGAAAACTTGACAATATATGTCAACTCACCGCACACAATAATTGTCAGCGGCTTTTTTGGTGTGCTCCGATTGTCAGGCATCATGCAGTCAATTTTGTACAAACAGACAGGAAATGTCGGCTCTTGATACAAATCAACTTCGGAAGGTGCAATACCCATTTCATAAAGCGCATCTTCCATTTCATCCCCTGCAATTACTTCCAAACATAACGGTGTGTGAAACATCAGTAAACTCTCCCTTCTATTATGCGGTAGTTTTCAACGTGGAAATTTCGGTTTGGCAGCACGGTCACGATTGCACCACCATGATTTTGTTTGATGTAGCCGTAGGGGTTGTATTCGGGAGTAAGTGTGCAATGACACCCAGTTGAGAAACAAACAATCTCATCACCTTTCAGGTTGTTTTCGTGGTGGCTTGATGTTTGGTGGTGGTGGCCGATAAGCAGCGAAGATTTAGCCCTCATGAATGCACCCCTTGCCGGGTTGACAGGGGCCATGATTGACTTTTGAAATTCGTGTCCGTGAAGGATGTCAAGTTTCCCTGCCTTTATCCGCTCTCTAAACACTACTTTAATATCATATTTTTTAAGATGCAGTTGTTCTTCAAGGGTGATGCCGTCAAGATCTTCAATGGCACGGGCATTGGATAGCAAATAATGGCGCATCCGTTCTTCGTGATTGCCGAACTTGTACCAAATGGGCAGGGTTGGAAATTCCTCACGTAGCAACTGGAAGAAACTGCGTGTCATTATCAATTCCTCACGGATGCTTGGTCGTTTGGTTTCCTGCAAAAAGCGGCTCACCATGTACATATCAATAATGTCACCATTCAGCACAATGCCTGTGATACCTTTTTCTTTGCCGTATTCCAACGATGCTTGGATTGCCAATGGATCATGCTCCGGAAAGTGAATGTCGGACATGACAAGGTACTTTCCTGATGGCAGAACCACATCCTTTCGGACTGGTAGCTTGGTGTAAAGGCCAAACTTTTTCAGGCCTTCTTCGATTGTTGATTTACCGGGCATATTTTCAGTGTGTTTTTTACCATACTTTTGGTCGCCAAACGAGTTGGTGCATTTACGTATAGTGTTACGCACAGCGTTAACGGTTGGCCATACACCGGGGTTTTGTTCGTAAATAAGTTTGGCGAGTGTTTGTTTTGGGAGCATCAGCTGCCCATCGAGCATGTGCTGATGCATTATGCTCTTGACGATTTCTATTTTAGTCATCTTTCTATAAAAGTAGTTAGCCCCTGCGATTGCTAACATCCACCAAAAAGTCAATGAATGCTAACAAGGCAGGGGCAATATACAACATTAAACCAAATACCATCTAATTTGTCAGGGCTGTGCCGTTTAATTCGTCTTGCCACACCCTGATTTTGAACCATTCATCTACGCTTGGAATGTCATCAGGCATTTGGGTGTAATCGTATGGCTGTGCTTCTGTTACTTCATCCTCGCATGGTGGCTGCCATTGTTCTATTGACTTGGGGGTTTCTCTTTTATTCAGCATGACCAATCTCCTTTAATGCAATGGTGTCACTTCCTGCCACATACACAGCAGCATTAATAATATCACCCCCATCGGTTATGGGCAACACCCCTTTTTCTTCCGACTTGTATGCCCACTTTGCCATATCTTCAACGGATGCAAGTTTATTTTTTACCACAACCCATTCGTCAAGGTGGTCAAATTTCCACCGCCCAGCACCTGCCCGGCATTGGATTTCAAAACCCATGTGGGTGAATGTCTTGCCGTGCTTCTGTGCTTCGTTTATGGCCTGTGATTGTATCTGCTCCTTTGCCGCTTTGATTTGCTTTTCCAACCGGGTGAGGTGGCAGAACGCATCCAAAGCGGATGCGTTGCCTTCCTCAACATCAAATAATAAATTCACGATGTCCATCATGGCTTCAAAATTATTACCTCTTTGAAGTTACCGAGATTTACCCACTCCACCAGCTTGGTCAGTTTGTCTTGGGCCCAGTCCGGGATATACTTGTCGTTGCATTCAATGAATACCTTGGGGTAATCATACAGGCAGCGGCCCAAACCAAACTGCACCGCAGCCCTTTTCATTGCATCACTGATGCCACCCTTTTCAGGTTCGATGTTGGTCTTGCTGGCACCATCTTCACGAGTGATTGTTTGGCCATCCAAATACACGGTCAATCGGCAGATAAAGCCATTGCCTATTTCCCTGAACTCCGATGTCCAATTTGTCGGCCCGAAAGCAGCGTCAAAGCGTTGCATTACACAGCGATTGTTAATGTACGGCACGACAATCATTTTGCCCGTGCTGGTGACTGATTGCACACGCCATTCGATTTCGTTTGGCTGAATAGGTGCGGTTAGTGTTTCATTCATTGTCCTTGGAATATTAAAGTGTTTGTCTTGATTTTGCCTTGTTATTTTAAATTGTCCGTGTGGATTGTGCCGAAGATGCGGATCAAGGTCGGCAGAATTTCAGCCGGGATGCTCACGCATTTGCGGCCTTCGGCTGTCGGGCTGAACTCCTGAAATAAATAAACGGTGTCGCTGTCATCTTCCCAGTCAATGCGGTAAATAACATCATCGTGTTCGAACTTGGCAGAATAGCTGCCGGTGTGTGTGACTTTTATTTGTGTTTCCATGATGCAAATATAGTATACTTTTTTATATTTTCAAACTTTCTGCAATTTTTTTTATCAGGTCATCCGAAATCGGTTCAGCGTTAAATCCTTTCTTCCGATATTTTTTCAGGGTTTTTTCAAGTTCGTCATCAGGCACTGGCTCAAAAGACATCATCTGGTCTTTCCAATACACAACCGTTTTATATCCCCGGTCTTCCGTTGTCATAGCAACGCAAAAGCCGTGTCAATTACCTGCTGCTCCTTTTTGCTTTTGTATTTGCTGGGATTGTTCAGGGCTTTTATCACGGTGGCATAACTTGCCACACCTTTACAGGCATCAACAACCTGCATCTTCATGCCTTTACGGGCGTGGATTAAAAAGTGTATACGTTTTTCTTCGTGTGTCATTTCGTTGCGATTTTAAGTAAAATTAGGTAGCCGATAAGGTCATTCAATGTGTCTTCATCAGGTGCTTCCATCCCGGTTGTTTTGATGCGGCTCAATTTATCATCAATCCTTACCAACAACTGCTCGGTTGTGGATGCCTTGCTGAAAACCCGCACTGGTTCGAGTGCAGAGTTTCCATACTTGACATTTTTTTCAAGCAGCAAATCTCTAATGTCATGACAGGTTTTAATGATTTGGTCTTTCATTAGAACGGTAAATCATTTTGTTCGTTTTCCATTTGGGCAGCATAGTCATTTTTAAAGTTTTCCATGATGCCCCCTTTGTCGGCTTTGAAAAGATTTTCTCTGCTTACATTTTTGTTAGTTACATTATTGTAACTTTTAGCACCACCAACATACGTTGCAGGTTTCTTTGCTTCCCGTTCTTCTTTGCTTTGCGAGAGTGCAATGTAGTGGGTTTCTCCGAACTTTCCTTCGGCTTTGCGTTCAGCACATACGAGCTTGATGTACTTCTTTCCGTTCTTGGCGGTGGTGATTGCCTCACTGGGCAGGTCACTTAAACATATATCGAGTATTAACATAGGTGCAAATATAGTAAATTAAATCTGTTCTGCAAATTCTTCAAACTTATTTTTGACCGTTTCAAGGTTCCGGGCATAGCGTTTGTCGTAACTCATCAGGTTGTCCACAACCCGGCAGCTATTTATCACGGTGCTATGGTCACGGCCACCGCATATTTGCCCGATTTTCTGCAACGAAAGAGAGGTTTTATTGCGGCACAGCCACTGAAACATTTGGCGCAGCTCTACAACATCCCGTTTGCGAGTGCTGATTACCACCCATTCGGGGCGATATTCGCTGAATACAGAACGGATAGCAAGGTGTGCGGCTTTAATTACCTGCTCATCTTTATCCATGTTTTCCATTTTAAGCATTCTTTCTAACTCGTTGATGCGGATGCCTTGGTGGTAAATGATTTCTTTCAATCGGTCGATTTCACTTTGACGAAATGTTGTGCGGCTGTTGCGCTGTGGTGCTTTGATTGTTATTCTCATAGTTCTAATGTTTGTTGTTTTGTATTTAAGTTTCTAATTATTCCAATAGCCGTTTCAAGTATTGTTCTACCAGCTTCATAGTCTACCAGGTTACGAGCCATTTTTATAACTGATTGTTCACCTTCATATTTCGTAAAGTCATAATTATGAAACTCACATAAACCATCTAACTCGTTACCTTGATATTTATTTGTTTTAGTTCTTTGGCATAAACCTAAAAATTTTCGTTCATTGATATTGGCAGGTAATACAAAGTTGGTCCAGTATAAATGTCTTCCTCTTTTTTGCGCTTGTATTAAAGGTTCGTAATAAGGAATAACATTCTCAACACAATACTTCCCGGTAAAATAATTTTGTAAAAATAAAATTTCTTCATATAATTTTAAATCAGGATAAATCGGCTTCGTTGTCATTTCACCATTTTTGCAACCCCAATACCTTGCACGGCTATGACTTGGACAAGGTGGTGAACTCCATATAAAATCAAATTCTTTGTAATGGTCAAGCAAATACTGATGTGCATCTGCCACAATAACTTTGTCATTTGGGAAGCGTTCCTGGTATAAACGTGCTGCTTCCGGGTCAAGTTCAACTGCTGTAATTTCTAAATTATCAGCTATCTCATCCCATTTGTAACGATTACCACCTAAACAGGCATAAAGATTTAGTATTCTCATGGTGCAAATATAGTTATTTATATTTAATTAAAAAATGTATTCAACTGTTTTTCCCATAAAATTGCATTGCAGCGTTCCTGTCATCCCGTTCCGGCACTTGCTGATAATGAGTTCAGCGTCTTCAAGTTCGGGTGGGTTGCCGCCATTCTTCTGGGCTTCGTAGTAATCAGGGCGGTATGGGAATAACACCGTGTCTGCATCCTGTTCTATTGCCCCAGACTCCCGAAGGTTTGCTAATTTTGGTCGGCTGTTTCCTTCCTCTGTTCCCCTGTTCAACTGTGACAATGGCATCACGGTACATCCACATTCTTTGGCAATCAGTTTGCATTGCCGGGATATGTTGGCTATTTCTTGCTCCCGATTTTTACCGCCTGTGGATTTGACCAACTGCATATAATCAATGATTACCAGCGTGGGTTTTACTTTCATGGTCTTAATTCGGGTTTTTATTTGGGCAATGTCAAGCATCGTGCTGTCCTCAATTTGAAATTTGTAATCAATGAGCAGTAATTCACGAGCAATATTTTCCAATTCAAATTCATTCACATCAGCGTTGCGGACTTTCAGGTTGTCCACCCGGCCCAAAGATGAAAGTATGCGGTCTGCAAGTTGTTCCTTTGACATTTCCATGCTGAACATTATCACTCTTCCCCCCAGCTTTGCATGAGCAATACCAATGCTTACTGCGAATGCTGTCTTACCCATTCCGGGCCGACCTGCCACCACCACATTTTCACCGGGAACAAATCCACCGATGTACTTATCCAATCTGGTGAACCCGGTGGGCAAACCAATGGTTTTGATTTCTGCCTTGCTTCGTTTCTCCAAGTTGTCGAAGCGGTCACCGAGTAGAGTGATAAGGTCAACAGCTTGTCCGCTTTCGTTGAGTTGCAATTCGTCAATAGTTTTTTGAACTTCCGACATGGACTGCATTATTTCACTTCCGTTGGTCAGGTCATTGACAATTTTTGTCAAGTCAATAGTCAGGGTTTTGCGGATGTATTCCTGATGCAACATTGAAACCAACCGGGTAATGCTTTCCCCTGTGTAGTAATTATTTAACCCTGCGATGTCCATTGCCATGTCACGGTGCTTCATTACCACCGCCACGTTGTCTATATGCTCGTTATTTAGGTACATCGCCTGAATGGTCAAACATAGGGTGCGATATTTTGGCACGGTGAACCATTCGCTGCGTACTGTTGCGGTCAGGTCAAGCTGCTTACCTTGCAACCACGTTCCGAGTATTTGTTGTTCAATCATGTTAAAAAGTTTTCTTTGGGTGTACGGTAAACTTCTGCTGTGATTTTCTTTATGTCAGCAGATAGCCAATTTTTTGCGGTAAGGTATAGTGACCTTTTGTTTGCAATGCCTTTCCAGTTTTCTGCCCTGTCCAGAATGTTATCAATTTGGTCAATGGTATAGCCATCAGCAATTAGCTTGTCAACTTCTGCCCGTGTGATTTGTAAATGAAGAATTTGCCTATATATCTCTACATTCTTTTCATTCTTATCATTCTTAACATTCTTGTTAGTGTCCGTTTGCTTTACTGTTTGGTGTCCGTTTGCTTTATCATTTGCCTTACTATTTGCTTTATCGTTTGCCTGATAGTCATCGTACTTACATATTGATATTAATGTAGTTACGTTGCTTTTTTGCCTTACTATCATGCCATCATTTTCAAGCATAGTCAAGTATCTTTCCACCTTACCTCTTGACCACTTCCATCTTTTTGCCAAAGTATCAGCATCGTGGCCGATTTGTCCACGCTGAATATTGACACGGATGCCACGCTTGTAAAAAAAGTTATCATTGCTATTGGCCAACAATAAAAGGTCAATCCAAGCATGGGTTCTGTTAAATGGTTCGGAATGATACAATGGGTTGTCCATCATGCACCTGTGTATTTTTATCCAGCCGTTACTCATTTGGCTTTCCTTTCAAGGTTAATTTTTTGCATTGCTGATAATAGATAATTTGCAGGTCAAGTTTCATCCACAGGTACTCACATTGTAATAACGTGATGCCCTGATTTTCTCGCCTGTAATTTTCATACTCTTTGCGCAGTTCTAACTCTGCGATTTGTTCATCGCAATATGCGACTTCAAGTGGTGTGGGTTTGTAGATATTCATAAAAAAAACACCCACACTTTCAAAGGTTAGACCCGGCCCCAAGATAGCCGACCTTTTACTCGCGTGGGTGTTGATTATATTTTTTTTCATTTGCTTGGTTCTCGGCAGGGGGTCTAATCCTGTTGTTCCGATATGCAATTATAAAACAAAGATTTTATATTTCAAAATTTATTTTTTAATCGTTGCAATATTCCTGACGTTCATGCCAATCAATGTCGCTTTGCTCGTCACGTTCCCATTCAATCGTCTGGGTGATGTACCATGCCCATCCCTTTTCCCATTCTTTGAAGTCATCGGAGTTCAGTTCAAAAGGATTTTCGCCTTCGGTTTCGTAGTAATTAAACTGCTGACTGGCTATCCAGCCCATTTCAAAAGGTGTTTTTGTGTTTTCCATGCTGCAAATGTAATATAGTTTTCTATACTTGCAATAGTTTTTGTTAAATTATTTGTGTTAAAGTTATCCACAATTTAAAAATATCGACCTTTTACGAATAAACTTTGTGCCATGAAAGTTTACGCAGTAATTGTTGAACCAGAAGAATGGGGTAACTACATCGCCTATAAAATCATTGGAATTTACAAAAATGAAGACGATGCGAATGATAAACTTGCAGATATTATGCAGGACATAGAAGCATATTCAAAAACCTACATTCCTAAACAACCAAATGAAAGTAATGAGGATTTTTATAAAAGACACCGTTTGTATTCAGATAACTTTCCACACACAGTCGGTGATGAATGGGTTGATGTATGCTATGTGAAAGAGTTTGAACTGCTGTGAAAAAACACACCAAAGTTTACCTTGACCATTTCGGCTATGATAAAAGTGATTTCATCCCTTGCGAGGTATGTGGCGCACAAGCTGTGGACATTCACCACATTGAAGCACGTGGCATGGGTGGAAGCAAACACGCTGATGTGATTGAAAACCTGATGGCGTTATGTAGAAAAGACCATGCCCGGTATGGGGATAACAAGTCATTCAAAGATTGGCTCAAAAAAGTTCACGCCCTTAAACTTGAACAAGCGCACAGAGATACTGATTGAACTTGCCAACTCCAAGTGGCTGCCTGACTTCTGCAATAAAATTGGAAGCCATGTTGCTGCCGACCTACAACAACACCTTCTACTTATCTGCTGTGAAATGGATGCCGACCGCCTGATACAACTGCACCAAAACAATGGACTTGTATACTATTTAGTAAGGGTGGGGTGCAATGCGGTAAACGGCAATCGTTACACAAAGTTTTACCGTGACTTCCTGCGCACCACAGAAACACTGCCCGAAAATTACGATGAGGAAGCCGAAGATTATGACGAAACTCACATCAGGCGCAAACAGGAAGCCGTGGAGTCAGTTAACTTCAAAGAGGTGGCAAACCATTTTAACCGAAGTGAGTGGTATGTGGTAAAGTTGTGGCAGCTATGGGAAGACAAACAAAGCATGGCAATGATAGCCCGTGACACCAAAATAAACTACCGAGAGATAAGCCAAATAATCAACGCAATCAAAACACAAATCAAAGAAAAATATAATGAATACGATGACTGACATTGTGGGAGTGGCGGCACTTTGTGTCCTGCTATCCCGGTACTTTTTCCCACCGATGATTTCATTTGTCTATGCGCTGGACAGCCGATACCGCAAGACAATCAAACCATTTGAATGCGGTTTCTGCCTGTCTTGGTGGGTGGGCCTTACTTGGTTTACCGTTCAATTTGGATTGTATGGTATAATTTATGGTGCATTATGTGCTATCTTTGGAGCATTAATTGACCGATACCTATGACACTAATTGAAATAGCAGGGATTGGAATTGCACTTGGTGTGCTTTTACCCTTTTTGTGTTACTACATAATGACCAAAATATGACACCTGAACAACGCAGTCTTTGCCTTGACCTGAAACCGCACATCGAACGGATCAACAAGACCGGCACATACTCACTTGAAGCTGGGTACTATGCCAAACTGAACGAGGTACATAGGCAGTTGTACGGCCAACCATTCCCAGCTTGTCGCAGTTGTATGTTTGACACCTTGAAAAAGTTATATCGGGAGGCCTTAAATGGTTAGTATTATTCATGGCGGTAACGCAGGGGATTTGATTTACTCACTACCGGCAATGAGAGCAGCATCCCGGTTGCACGATAGCAAGGTTCACTTATATTTACAGGTGGATGTACCTGCACAATACAATTTCAATCACCCGATGGGCAAGGTGCAGATGAATTTAAAGATGGCACAGATGCTCGTTCCGTTGCTGATGTCCACCGACTTTATCGGCAAATGCACAATCACGGATGAAGCCGCAAAATGCGATTACAATTTCAACCTATTCCGCAAGTTCCACAATTACACAGGCCACATCAGCCAGTGGTATTTTCACATTTACCCTGAACTTACCTGCAATCTTGCCGAGCCGATACACTTTGATGTGTGGCAATTAGGCAACCACCAAATCATTTTGAACCGCACAGCCCGGTATCACAACCCGACTTTTGATTATTCCATCCTTCGCAGGTATCAGGACAAGATTAAATTTGTAGGACTTGCCGATGAATACCGGGTAATTTCAGCCAAGCTGCCCGACATTTCTCACATCCAAGTGAAAGACTTTGCGGAATTGTGTGGCATCATAAAGGGCTGTGAGTTATTTGTCGGCAATCAGTCAATGGCGTATGCAATAGCCGAGGTAATGAAGCACCCACGTGTTGTTGAAATCTGCCCGACTGCGCACAACGTAATCCCAACGGGTGATAATGGGTTTGGTGCTTGGACAATTATGAACCTGACCCAGATATTAAAATCAAAATATGAGCAAAACTAAATCACCCATTACCGGGAAGGTAGCTAAAAAGGCATTCATCAAAAGTGGTGTGCAATACTACACAGATGACTTGTTAAACATCTTCTGCAAAAAACTTGACCAATCAGGCATGGTGGGCGGTGGAAATGAAGATACTCGCAACAGCGATGAGTTAAACCAAACCCGGTTAGACCGCATCAGGCAAATATCAGGCAAGACAAACCCAACGATTTTGGATTACGGTTGTGGCACTGGTTTGATGGTTACATTCATGCATGATGCTGGACTTGACTGTGATGGTTATGACCCTTATAACGGATATTATGCTGATGTTTTGTCCCTTAAAAAGGACTATGATGTAATTGTGCTGACCGAGGTAATAGAACACCTGACCGCACCATTTGCCGAGTTGGCCGAAATAAAAGAGTTTTGTCACCCCGGTAGCAAGATTATGATAGAAACTTCGTTCTCCGATTGGCTGACCGAACATGACGCATACATTGAGCCAAAGGTTGGCCATTGCACAATTTTCAGCCATGCCGGGCTTGACCATTTGATGGCGCAGTTTGGTTTTGTTCCTGACAATCATATTAACCGCAACGTAAGAATATACTCTGCATGATAATTTGGGACTGGCATATTGACGAATACGAACGGGTGAATTTCTTTTGTCCCGGACAAAGGCATATTGGTAATGATTTCCCCGATATGTCGCAAATCATTGCCTGTCCCGATGTGCCACAAATCAATAGACTTGACCGACAAAGGACAATAATTTACCCATGTGTGCAAGATACTTCCGCAATCACTGCACTGGGTTTTAAATATGCATTCACAAAAGACACCACCCAAAAATGGGATGGCGAGTCAATTATCTTGCCCCCTGTATTTGAGCCGCAAAAACCACAGGAAAAAACACAGGATGCAGTCACCATTATTCACTACTATTCACAAAGGGATTACGTAAACTATCAAATTACCAAAAACCTGAATATTCCTATTTACGGACTTGATGAGAATCCCTGTCACGATGTACAGGGAATGTTGGCAAAGACCAAATTCCTTGTCCACTTCAAACATTTGGGATATCTGTGCAACGTGGTGTTGAAATCAATGATGAACGGAACAATCCCAATCATGGACAAAAAGTCATTTGAATTAGGTTATAGCGACTATCTGGAACCCGATGTGTCTTGTATTGTGGTGAATGATTATGATGAGGTTAAAACGATTTTAACGATGTCGGATAACACCCGTGAGGACTTCATAAAAGCAATGAATGAAAGCATGGCAAAAGTCATTGCAACCTATCCCGAAGTAAAACAAAAAGCAAAGGAGTTTGTCAATGCAGTGGGTTAAGCTCATAGATATTCACCCCAACCCGAACAATCCTCGGACAATCAATGCGGATAAATTCGCCAAATTGAAGCGTTCTTTAATTGAGTTTCCTGAAATGCTGACTGCCCGTCCATTGGTTTGCGTCACTTCTGATTTTGGGGGTTACACAATCCTTGGCGGTAACATGAGATATAAGGCACTTTGCGACATCGGGGCGGCAGAAGTTCCCATCATTTTAGCAGACGAGTGGACAGCCAAACAGCGTCACGAATTTCTAATCAAAGACAACGTATCTTTTGGTGAGTGGAACTGGGATGAATTGGCAAATGAGTGGGATGCAGAGGAGTTAATCTCATGGGGCATTGACCTACCCGAAATCAAGGATGAACCCGAAGAAAAAGAAATGTGTCCAACTTGTGGAAAATAGTGAACAAATAGTGAAGATATGGCAAACGAACAAAACTTAACACCATTCAAAAAAGGCGAGGTTGCCAACCCCAACGGCCGACCAAAAAAGTACGTGACTCTACTGAAAGAGCAGGGGTACAAGTTAGCCGAAATAAACGACACCATTCAGGCGATGCTGTCAATGGACCTTGACGAACTGAAAGAGGTGTGGCAGAACCCCAAAGCAACGGTACTGGAAAAGACGATTGCCAATGCTATGCGGAAGTCACTTGAAAAGGGCAGCTTGTATTCTATTGAAACATTGCTTTCAAGGGTGTATGGCAAACCAAAGGAAACGGCCGATGTAAACCAGACGGTCACAGGCGAAATCAAAATAACTTTAAATCTGGATGGGCAATAAACAGACAGCAGTAGAGTGGCTACTTGAAAACCTGAAAACAAGTTTATCTATTGAACAGGCAACTGCAATAATAAACAAGGCCAAAGAAATGGAACGGCAACAGATTATGGATGCGGTTAACGCCACCATTATTGACGATGACCTGAACGCATACGAATATTTTACAGAGGAATACGAATGAAATACACAGCACAGCGCAGACGACTGAAACGCACGAAAGAAAGGCGCACAATAAAATTACAAGTGGCCTGTCTAAAAATCAAGTCACCTGAAATAAGGGCATTGTTTGCAGAAATAAAGGAGATGATGAAATGAAAGTGTTAGCACTTTGGGAAGGCATGGGTGGTGTTGAATACCACCGCCTATATACACCCCTGAAACGATTGCAAATTGATTACCCTGATGACATCACGGTCAGCATATCACAGAACTTTGAACGCAATGGAATACCGCATTTATCTAACTACGACCTTGTCATCTTCAACAGGTGGCTGGGTGAGAACCACTACGAGATACTCCACTATTTGGCAAAGAACGGTATCAAATACATCGTGGACATCGATGACTACTGGGTACTGCCAAAACACCACCCGACTTACAAGTATTTCCGAGAGCATAAACTGAAACAGCAAATCATTGACGGCATCCGGTATGCAGACGGAGTTACCACGACCACAGATTATTTGGCGCAGAAAATATCCAAGTACAACAGCAATGTGCAGGTACTGCCGAATGCACTTGACCTGACAGATGACCAGTGGCTTTCCACACCACAGGAAAGGGAATATTTCACCTTTGGATGGGTGGGTGGACTTACGCACAGCAATGACATCATGATACTATCCGAGGCCATTGAACGCATCTGCAACGAACATGACAATGTCCGCTTCGTTTTGTGTGGGTGGATGGCAAATAACTACATTTGGGATAGCATCCTGTACAAGTTCAATGGAAACAACCCGGTGCTTCGGCCCCAGGTATTGGTCAGCCATGCACAGCAGCCAAACGAATACGGCAACTTTTACCGCTTGTTTGATTGTGCGTTAGCCCCATTGGAGCAGAACGAGTGGAACAGCTGTAAATCCGAACTGAAAATAATCGAAGCGGCTGCGTATGGGTTGCCCGTTATCGCATCGGGAGTTGAACCATACCTGCAACACCTGAACAATGCCGGGGTGAAGTTCTGTTTGAACACACCTGATGAGTGGTATAAAGCCATGAAGCAGGCAATGGAAAGCCAACCGATTGCAAACCAAATCAGGGGTGAAGCCAATAAAATTTACTGCAACCAACACCACAACTTGGAAGCTATAAACAAAGACAGACTGGAATTTTATCAATGCACATTAGCTACACCCGGCCATTCGTAACGGATTACCAACGGGCTATACTTGACAGCCCAGACAGATACACCGTGACCGCTGCTGCTACGAAAGTAGGCAAGACAGCCAGTCATATCATTTGGCTGTTTGAACAGGCGTTGAAGCTAAAAGAAAATCAATCGGTGTGGTGGGTTGCACCCGTGTATCAACAGGCAGAGATAGCATTCAGGCGAATGCGTAACCAAGTGACCGTGCGTGACTTTTTCAAGGTGAATGAAAGCAAGTTGCGTTTGACCCTTCCAACCGGGGGAATAATAGAATTTAAGTCAGCAGACAAGCCAGACAACCTTTATGGTGATGATGTATATGCTGCGGTGTTTGATGAGTTCACACGGGCCAGGGAAGATGCGTGGTTTGCCCTGCGTTCCACCCTGACCAAAACCGAAGGGAAGGCAAAGTTAATCGGTAACGTAAAAGGCAAAAAGAATTGGGGTTACAAGTTGAGTGAACGGGCAAGGATGGGTGAGCCGAACTACGGCTTTTTTAAGATTACCGCTTATGACGCAGTTAATGCAGGGGTGTTGAAATTAGAAGAAGTTGAACAGGCGAAAAGGGATTTGCCACAGCACATATTTTCCGAGCTGTATTTGGCCGAACCAACCGAAGATGGTAGCAACCCGTTTGGATTGAGCTACATTTCGCAGTGTATTGCACCGATTTCCACCGCACCTGTTGAGTGGTATGGTATAGATTTGGCGAAGTATAGCGACTACACGGTAATCATTGGCCTTGACTCCGAATATCGTGTCTGCTACTTTGACCGCTTTCAAAAGGACTGGGCGCAAACAGAACAGCACATCATCAGGGTTGTAGGCAACACCCCTGCGGCAATCGATAGCACGGGCGTAGGTGATCCGATTGTGGAGAAAATACAACGGCATTGTCCACGTTCTGTTGGCGTTAAGTTCACATCGGTATCAAAGCAACAGATGATGGAGCAGTTGACCGCAGACGTTCACGCTGGGCTTATTAAGTTTCCCGAAGGCATAATCGCAGACGAGATGCGTAACTTTGAATTTGAACACACGGCAACGGGCCTTCGTTATTCTGCACCATCAGGGTTGCACGATGATGCTGTTTGTGCTTTGGCACTTGCCCGGTATTGCAGCCAAAAGAATAAGAAAGGAGTATTTGTAATAATATGAAATTACCAAAGAATTGGAATGAAATAAGCATAGCGCAGTTTCAGGAACTGCAGCTATTGACAGAGCCATCGTTTGACAACCAGCTCAAAACATTGTCCATTTTATCAGGAAAAAAACTGGACACAATCGAGGAGATGCGCATTGTGGACATCACGTCTGCACTATCGAAACTTGCATTTATGGCAGAGTTACCCACTGCAAAGAACGTGGGTAGCTTCCGCATCGGCAACACGCTGTATAAATTCGCAGCCAATCAGCACCACTTACAAGCTCACCAATTTATCATGGTCCAGGACTTGTTTGCAGAAAAGGACAAGTGGGTGCAGAACTTGCACATGATTATGGCAGCCCTGTGTGTGCCTTACCGGATATTCCCACCAAAGCGCAAGGAAGTAAAGACAGATGACTTTGAAAAGATTGCAGCGCAGTTTCGGAAACGTATGCCTATATCATTTGCCTATGCCTACACGCTTTTTTTTTCTCTATGCTTACCGGAATTACTCGAAGCTACCCAAGTATATTTAGAGCAGGAAGTGGAGAAGTTGAAGAAGATAGCAGACGAAAAGACCGCCCGGCCATCAGCTGGTTAAAAATGGTGGACAACATCGCAGGGGGTGACCGCACCAAATGGGATTTCTTTTTGAATATGCCGCTTGTGGAGTTCCTCAATGCTGTGAGTTTTCAAACAGAAAAAGACAGGGCAAGGACTGAACGATTAAACACGGCAGCGCAGTCGGCAAAGTCTGCCAAAGATAGCACCGTTTACAAGATTGCACTTTTGCAGGAAATGTTGTAAGTTTGAAATACCGTTGGTGTAAGCAGGAATGAATACTGCCTTTGAGTAGCATCTCACTTTTGTGAGGACATGGGTGCAAATCCCATACGGATGAAGCCCCGGCCATTGTGTCGGGGTTTCTACTTTTATAGATGTGAACATTACCAAAGCGCAACTGGATGCAATCAACAAAGGGTTGCTGGACAAGTTCGGCATACCCGACAGCCCGATGCCTAATTCATTACTTGCTGACCTTGTTATTGGAGTGGCTCAAAGAATTATTGATGCCATCCGTGAGGACATGGAGCGAAAGGAATTGAAGTCAACGGGTAACCTGATTGCGGAAACGGGTGTGGGTGATTTCATTGAAACACCAAGCGGAGTGACCGTGCCGATTATGATGTCAAAATATTATCTGTATGTTGACCAAGGCAGAAGGCCCGGAAACAAACCACCCATTCAGTCGCTTGAAAATTGGATAAGAAACAAGCGCACGGTGTATGCAAAGGTTAAGCCAAAGGAAGGACAAACAATGGATGAAGCGGTCAGGTCATTTGCCATTGCTATATCTCGCAAAATCGCATCCAAAGGAACGATAAAAAGATTTGGTTACAAGGGTGCAAACTTTATTGACGATGTGCTGACCCCTGCCAACATAGATGCAATCGCACAGCACTTGGGAGATGCGTTGGGCAAACCCATAACTGCATACGTTACAAGTGAAATTGCCACTACATAGGTAGGCGAAAACCTACTTTTTTAAGTAGATGGCAATTACAATCAATACCGAGCCGAATGATGTCGCACCGGTTTATTCGGATGTTTCATATGTGGTCACTTCGACCAACTACGCACAGGCAAATTTCAAGTTTATTGCGGTAATTAAAAACGCATCAGGCACGACCATTGCCAAACTGAAAGCCCCGATATTTCATGGAACTACCGACAAGGGGGTGTTCAACATCAGCCGCATATTGCAAAACTATGTGACATACGATTTCACCCAAAACCTGACAGCGGTAAGCAAGTGCAATAACAGCTACCTTGCATACAGCGTGGAATTTGGTGAAGAATATGGCGGCACGGAATACCTGAACCTGACATCCGACACTGGTAAATATGTATGGAATGGCCTGTTTAATCTGTACGGAAGTGAAACACCCGACACTTACAAGATAAATGTCA